AAAAAAGACCAGGAAAGACCTCATAAATTTTCTTCATGTATAATAAATGTCTAAGATGGCAGCTTTAAGTGCTATGGCTGGTAGGGCCCAAGGAGCTATGGGAGCCGCAGGTGGGGCTGTATCTGGTGCACTTGGTAGCGCCGGTACGGCTGTTACACAGACCGGGGCCTATCAGGGTGCCGCCGCAAACGCCGCCAAGTCGGTCGGTCTCGAGATCAACTACGGTCAGATTGGTATAATCATGTTCTTTGGTTTCTTTTACCTCGTCATCGCCGCCCTCGGTATTGACATGTTCAACAAGTGCACCGAGCAACACGGTAACAAGACGCAAGAGAATCTCAAGAATTTCTTATCGTACACGCTCACCATGGCGCTCACCGTTCCATGCACCCTTTTACTTCTCAAAGTTGCCGGTAGTAAGCTCAGTGGTATCATGGTCCTTCTCTTCGGTATCATGGGTGTCGTCGGTAGTTCCGCCGCGCTCAACTGGTCGAGGACCTGTGAGGGTGCGAAGAAGGATGACTCCAAGAAGGCGTACAGTGCCGTAAGCCTCGTCATCTTCCTCCTCGCCTTTTTGGTTGGATTATTTATGTTACGGCCTAATAAGGCCTAAATGAGAGCGATAGCTGAAAATACATACATTCTCATGATGTTCTTGGCCTACCTGTTACGTAGGGCAGGAACATTTTCAATGGACGAAAAAGTAAAAATGATTGAATTTTTGAGTTATATGGCTACACACCCAGACACTAGAATAGCGGGACATGAGGGTGCAGGGACTCTGTTAGGAGAAGTGACGCGATCCCTACCATCGCGAGTCGACCGTTTATCAGCTCCGTCTCGGGTTGCCAAAACCCCTGAATGTAGCCTTCGTCTTTAGGATTCACCGCTGTTCCGAGGAACGCCAAACTGGCAACAGCGACAGAAAGACCGACGTTATCGTGGAACTGGGTACTGATAGAGTTACCAGTCATGATTTCGTCAATCACGGCAGATGTAAACCCGACCATGGCAGCGCGTCCATTTACGCGCTCAGCGACGGAAAGGTAATCGTTGGGGCGCTCGACCGGCTTGAGAGGTGGCGCTTTTACAGAAGATACGCTCTTTTTGGTAAAGATCTTCTTAGGAGTGGGCGTTGGCTGGACAGATGCACGAATGAGAAGGCTCATTTCTGGATAAGATACGATCTTATCCTTTAAACCAAATCAGTTTATTTTTGTACACGCGGCTCATCACGTAAAGTTGTACGGCTAAAGCGACAGATGTATTTACGGTCAATAAGTTAACACCGTACCTCCTGGTTTGATACATGAGCCACAGCGCGGTAGTCACGATACCGACGAATAACATGTGTTTCGACTCTTCACCCACTTCATCCGACCTGTTGAAGTTGTCATAAATCTGAACAAAACCTAGACCCAGAGCGATACTCGCGATGATATCATCAAATTTCATTCTCAGTTATAGTATATGGATATTATTTTACAAAAGTTTTCTGGAAAGATTGATACCCAGAGTCTCGTGCAGACTGTCGAGGACATTAAGATCGAGTATCTCGACGATGGTTTCACCAAGGAGGATATCCCTCCCATCCTTGGTCGCCTCATGCTAGAGACCGCCAAGTTCAAGAAGCTTCCCGGTCCCCAGAAGAAGAAGCTCGTCATCGGTGTACTCAACCACCTCATCGAGCAAATAGAGGAGGGCGAGAAGGACAGTGAGTTTGAGATTGTTCTCAAGGCTATGGTTCCACCCATGGTTGACTCGTTCGCCGCGATGATTAAAGCGAAAAAGCAACTCGCAAAGTGCTTTTCTTGCCTCGCTTAAAAAATTGACACGTATACATTTTAGTATGAGATTCCCCTCACTCGAGGTTATGATACAATACGGAATCTATACAGTAAAAGAGTTGGAAAAGTTTGCAAACGGTCTCGTCCCGAAAAAGAAGATTAACGTCCTAAGTGAGTGCGAAACGTGTAGTTTTGTATACGACGGTGCTACTTGTTTGAATTGCCAAGTATGAAATACTGTACCGTCATAAGTTGTATGTCCAAAGGACCTACGATAGAGAGTAATAATCACATGTGCTCCGAAAGACAATTGATACGACGATTATACAGAGAATGTTTACGAAAAGGATACAAGGCGCACCAGTTTTCAGAGTGGATGCACAGGAAATACGGACACTTGATAGTGTATAGGAAAACAGTGTACGGGGACGGTATATCGTTACCTTGTGTCTTGTGTAGAAAGACGATAGAGAGATACGATATATGTTGGGTCGCACACGACGGAGAACGGTGGGTGCACAGTAAGAAAACCGAAAACTTACCACCGTCAATACCAACAGCTAAACAAAAAAGAGTCTTAGGTTTTGGGTGTTATGATAAGACCCAAAGCTGACTCTAGATTGTTATGGCTTCGTTTTAGTGGTTTGTTTCGTTTTAGTTTTAGTGCGTTGTTGTTAGATGAAGCATTCTTTATTTCATCCATACGTTTTGTGTTTGAAATAATGGGTATCATGTTTTCGACGACTGGTGTAGCGTCTATAGGTTTAGGTTCTTTTTTATCGACCGTTTGGTTATTTCTAAATTCGTCTATCGTCAAGTCGCCCCCGAACACTTTGAGTTTATATCTATTTGGCGCCGGGGTCACACTTCCACTTTCTCCGTACATTCGTCTACGCATCATGATCATATACGAAGATATCATGCTACCTTTTGTCATCCCATGTCTATCGAGGGCATATGTTTTCATGCAACTCCACGAACAAAAGTTACCTGCTACCTCGAAACGCTTTCGTCTATCATCATACTTATAAGGCATCTGTAGAGGTTCGGTGTTAAATTCGTGACAACACCACCAACACCACATATCTTAAAGAATTATTTTCTCTTTAACTACCTATCTTCTACGCATACGTGACATCGCGAGCATCATGATGAGACAGCAACAACACAATACAATTGAACCTACACCACCATACGTGAGATATTTGACATCATCATCTTCCCAGTCAAATTCTTTTGGAAATCTTTTAATGGGTAATTTATTTAAAGGATATGTATCGAAAGGTGGTTCCCTTCCATCATCTAACCACCAGTCATCGTCATCAACCTCATCCCACCAATCCGGTAATTCACGTTCGGTCATACCCGCATTACATTCTAAAACGATTTGACTATTCGATTGGGTTTTTATGTCAATATCTTTACCACAAAAATTATAAGATGGTTGACAGTTGTTCATCGTACCTTCTGGAACGTAAGCTAAATTTGGTCTATTACATACTCGAGGTCTACAATGAAGATTATTTTTCAAAATTTCGTACCCATCTTTAAAGAATTCTTTGTTGTCCTCGATATTTTTTACGACGTTACAACCAGCTGCTTTCGAATCGGACGGACAAACCTGTGCGTTATTGAGTACGTTATAACACGAACACCAACTATCTTGTGGGTACGCTTTACAATATTCGGTGGCGGTGTCGTCGTACTTATCTTTTAAACCAGCTTTATTACAAATACCTTTTTGTGTACCCATCCGGACAGTTGGGTCCGAACTATCTTCTTTTAACATACACCACTCCGCCGTTTTAACGCCACTAGTATCTAAAGACTGACAAGTGTTTGTACCCTCACCAATACCCACCAATAAGTTATCTACGTCACTACAAAAATCTCTAACAATCTTATCGTAATTAAAATGGTTCTTACAATTATTCGAAACTATTTGACCTAGGGCTGCAGACATATATTCCGGATTTGACTTCAATTGCTGCAAATAGTCATCACCGTAATCCTCTTTGGCCTGTTGCTCTATAGCCTCGCACGTACCCATTGAATTAACACAAGAATAAAAATTTATCTTCGTACGGATCTTCGTCCACCACCCTTACTAGCTAACACGATTATCAACAATAAACAAAGACACATCATCATGAAACTACCCACACCACCGAAAGCTGTGAGCTGCTTTTTTCGATTTGTTTTTAAATCTTCAAGACTTTTTGGAATGTATGCATCAACCCCTTCTTCTTCCTCGTCTCCACCTCCACCTCCACCTCCACCTCCACCTCCACCTCCACCTCCACCTCCACCTCCACCTGTGTCCCCAGTTCCCGCGGATGGCGCTTGTTCTGTCTTAGCTTCACATCTCATACTCTGGTCAATTTCAACTAAAGCACCACTCGCAACATCACCATACAGGTTCAGGTCCTGTTGGCACACGGCAATTGTTTGACTACAAACATCAGCTCCTTGCATGGGTTGATACTGACCAGACTGGGTGCATACATCCGGTGCAAAGCATTTCGGGGAAAAATTCCTCGTGTCAAACTCCGTTTGTGCGTTACCGGGGAACTTGTTATATTCTGCGACAAGTGTATCACATCCCGGGTGAGTGGGGTTGTTTATACAGTGTCTCACTCCCTTCGATATATTTATACACGCACATACAGAATCAGTGGGATTACTGTCACACCACTGAATTCCCCTCGCCTTTTTTGTTACGGCATCAGTTAGTACGTCATAACAAGTTCTACCATCATTATGGACTTGCTTATTGATGTTATTTACATGTTCACAAAACCCTGTGTTGTTCCCCGCTTCTGTCGTAATACCGTACACGAGTTGTTCCCATTGACTTTTAAATCCACCATTTGTTTCAACGGCACCCGAACCGCTACTGTCGTAAACACTGGATGTCCTAGACATCTCTTTAAGCTTAGATGAATTCACAGAATTAAAGGTACATTTTATAGCCATGTTCGCGTTATTAAAATTTGTACTTCTGCCGGTAAAATTTGTTTGATTTCCGTTACCATCCTTCCCTCCACCTATCCAAGATTCGCCCGAAGAGCCAGCTAAACGACATGGATTAGATCCCGTCCCGTCAGATTTGTGACTTACCCATTCCGTATCAGGAAGTAGACACCAATGACGACGCCTACCGCGGCGTCCCTTTCTGTGTCTGGATATTGAACCTGCTAAGTGACTACAGTGACCATGGTCTGAAGTTCTATTTTCAGTATCGTCCCACCAGACCTGATTAAATGTGGCGGACATCTTAAAAGTATGAAATATTTTTTTCCTGAAACATCATAAGGTATGTACGTCTTATTTTTATTGATAGTGTGTGTACTGTTATATATTTACACGCGTCCTGGTAGAAAGTATATCGATAAAGAAGGGTATGTTCAAAAGAAAGTCTTGTCACGGAAAGAATGTCGTAATCTCATAGACATCGCAGAGACGTGTGAATTTGAAATAAAAGCAGACGGCGTTGATGACCAACCAGAATATCAAATTGATATTCTGGATGACACTGTAAAACACAAACAACTTTGGGACATATGTAAGAAAATTTACGATACTAAAATGCCTCAAATCAATAAGAAGTTAAATTATGTATTCCTAAAGAGATATACACCCAACGAACGTACACATATTCCACTCCACTACGATGATAATCACACGACGATGAGTTTCATGTTATCTGATACAAAAGAATTTACAGGTGGGCAACTTTATGTATTTCCGTTGGAAGAAACCAAAAAATTGGACGCCCTTGATAAAAGGATGCCGATGACAATTGAGAAACGAAACATTCTCATCGACAACTACACAAATTTACCGATACTTGATTACGAACAAGGTGATATGGTAAAATACCCCGGTGGTACACGGATGCATGGAACGTTGCCTGTTACGTCCGGTAAGAGATACGTGTTAACATATTTCTTCAATTAAGGTTTAATAAACTTCATCACAGCATCCACTTCTGCCTGGGTTAATTTCTTTTCGGATTCGACTCTTACACCCTCATTGTATTCGATACGCCCTTTGTACCGCATGATCATCCAGATAACCACCGCTGTGATGGCGATGATAAGTATAGCCTGGTTGAGTTCCATCTTTTTAAGATTCAGCTTCATTTGAAATATAAAGATATTTTTTTTCTCAGGTCATTATAAAACCATGGGAGGAGGTGGTAGTCAGACCATCAACCAAACATTCAACATGGACGTCGTGAACAAAAGTATCATGACTACAATCACCAATAACCAGCAATCTCTATCCGCCGCAATGAATAATATTCAGAAAGTGACTGTTCGAATTGGCAATATGGGGCCAGATTGTGAGGCTAAAATAGGTCAAAAAATTGATGCGTCATCCCAATCCAGTGCGGAAATGTCACCACAAACAGTAAATGAAGCTAAAACTGTAGTAGCAAATGAGTTGGCTGCATCCGCCGCCGCCGCGATGGAAAAGGTTACAGAGGCGGGTAATATGCAGTTCGGTGACGAACAAAACATGAATCAAGAAGTTAATATGGCGATCGAAAACGTTGTCGAAAACACATTCGAAACGAATAACTTGAACGAAGTTATTTCCGAAATGATCAATTTACAAGAAGGTGACTTGGAAGTGAAGAATTGTAACGGTAAATTAGATTTTTCACAAGATATTGTGGCCACGTTGATGGCTGAAGCTATTACGACATCTCTCACGACGAACATTTCTAATAACGAAACTCTCAACAAACTTCACGCCGCCGCTTCCGGTGAGCAAAAAACTGAGAACAAGGGTATTGCGGATATTATTGGTGCCCTTGGTGATGCTATCGCCGGTCCTATGAAGTACGCTATCATAGCCTCGGTCGTGTGCCTCTGTGTTCTCGTGATCGGTGTAGTCGCGATGTTCATGTCCCCCGCCGGTCAGAACATGGGTAGGGGTGCCATGGCTAAGTTTTAGAATCCATTTGTTATAATCCCGTCAACACCATACTTATACATATATTCCAACTCTTTGTCCTCCTTATGTGTATACGTATAAACCTGTATGTCTTTCATTTTACAGTACGAGATGAAATCATGGTCTAAACATGTCCAGTGAAGAACAACTGCTTTTAGACCTCGAGTTATCGAATCGTATTCATCCTGATTAAATGTCGTCTCGAATGTCGAACCTTTTTGAAACATTTCCGGAAGACTATAAATCAGTTTTCGATTGAAACTACAAAATATAACATTACGTGTCGAACGTTTTTCATAAAACTTTTCGAGTGCCTGTGTGATTTGAAAGTTATTACCTTTTATGTCGAGAAGAAGAAGCGTATCTTTTATTTCTGGAATTTGATCGTAGACGTCCTCGAGTGAACACACACCCAACTGTCTCAGTTCGTCTATGTTCATATCACGAATGAAATGGTTTCCGACGTATACATCGTGAAACAGTACAATCTCACCCGAACCGCAGAGTTGTATGTCTATCTCCACTCCGTCGTACTCCCTGTGCACAGCTTCCCGTATAGCTTCGATACTATTATCGATGTGAGTGAGGGAGTATCCTCTATGTGCGATACACTTCATTAACTTAAAGAGGTACCAGTCCTTTAACTTAATGATTCTCAGCATCGATGTGGGTATAAGGAATTTGGCGATGTGTCTCTTGGATGAGAAGAGTGGAAACCTCGTGCGAGAGTGGGATGTCGATGGAATTCCACCGCAACACAAGGACGGTGTGTACGTCGCCATGCGTGACCACCTCGACGCGCGACCATGGGTACTCACGGCAGATACGATTCTCATCGAGAAGCAACCCGAACGTAACAAGAAAATGGTGAGCGTCATGCACTTTCTTTATGCGTACTTTATCATTAAGTCGCCCAAAGCTGAAACCATCCTCTACGATGCACGTCACAAAATTCCAGATGTCGCCGGTCCAGGTAAAGCACAGTACAATAAGAGGAAGAAGGTCTCCATCGAGAGGTGTGAAGCCTTTATCAGGAATGGACCTACAAATGCACACTGGTTACCTGTTTTCGAAAAATCTAAAAAGAAGGATGACCTCGCCGACACGGTGATGCAAGCTCTCTCGTTCGTCAACAGGGTTGAAGTGGTACCCGCATCTAAGAAGAAAAAAACGACAAAGTTGGTCGCTCGACGACCCAATGAAAATCAAAAAGCGACAAAATATTCAAAATCAAATTTGGCATGGATTTATCTGAACAAACCAGAATGTGAAGTTTTGGAAAATAATAAAAGATTCATGAAAGATCTCAAAAGATACTATCGGGATCTCAACGAGTTGATTAAAGAAATAAACGGATAGTTGTGTATAATGGAAAAAGTTTTGGATCATGGGTTCGTTGAACTCGTAGAACACATGCCCCAGGAAAATCTAGATAAGGCTATCGTGGATGGTGCGCGTGTCAGTTACCAAACGGGTACAAAGACGACGCGTGGCGACCGCGGTCTTATCCGGTACCTTCTTCGCCACGCACACACCAGCCCTTTCGAGTTGGTGACGTTCAAGTTTCGTATCAAGGCACCCATTTATATCGCGCGTCAGTGGCTTCGACACAGGACTGCATCCGTGAATGAAATGTC